CCAAACGATCGGTACCGCTAACAGCCGTAACATCACCAAAGAGAAAGTTCTGGTGGTGCTTAAGGAGTACACCGGTCCTGCGGATCCGGGCGACCCGACTCAGCCCAGCACATTCAAGATTGCTCGCGAAACACTGGTTACCGCTCAGCGCATGCTGCTGGATACCGGCAACCTGAATATGTTCCACCAGTCGATCGGTAGCCTGACGCTGCTTGACGACTATCGCCGCTGGCGTGACCGCGTGTTCATTGATGAACTCGCCAAAGCTGAAGCCAACGGTGCTGCTTCCACAACTCAAGGCGGTTACTACTTCGCTGGTAACAAGGTTAAGGATTCTTCCGGGCGTATCTCCTACACTGGTACTGAATACACCGCTGACCTGCAGCAGTTCCAGGTGCGTACCGACCTGCTGACCGTTGTTAAGGACCTGCGCAAGCGCAACGTTCCGACCTATGCCGATGGTCTGTATCGTTGTATTTGCGATCCCACGTTCATGATGCACCTGCGTCGTGACCCTGACTTCCGTGAGATTGCTCGTTACGCTGGTAATCCTGGTCAAGGCATGTACATGGGCAACCCCATGCTGCCTAACAACGCTAGCTTCTACCAAGGCCCCCAGGCCGGTCAAGCCTACTTCCTGGCTGGCGAACCTGTTATGCCGACTGGTGTGCAGTTTGAAGGCGTTAAGTTCTTCGAATCCACCAACTTCCCGATCAAGAGCATCAGCACTTCCTTTGACGGTGGTTCCACCTATGCCGTGAAAGAAGCCGCTCAAGGTTACTTCTTCGGTCCTCAAGCGATTGGCGTTGGTATCGGTGGTCCGAACGCTCAAGTTCTGATCAACAATAACGACGATTTCAGCCGTTTCATCATTCTTATTTGGCAACTGTACGCCGGTTTTGAAATCCTGAACAAGGACTTCGTGACCACCGCGTTCAGCTTCGTGCAAGATGACGGTAACATCTGATCAATAACGTAAACAACTAACAAAAGGAAAAATAAATGACCTATTTGTCCGCTAAAAAAATCTTCCCAGGCAACTGGGCAGAACCCCTGAACGGCTGGTACAAGAACATTGACTCTGTTGTCGAAGGCGGTAGCGCTCTCGACAGCTCCCTTGGTGGCCCCACCTCGGTCCTTGCTCTGCCTGGTTACCGTTATTTCCAGCAGCGTGGCTATGTCGCAGTGACAACCACCTCTGGTGCTGGTAGCGTTAACTCCGCTGCTGTGATCGTTCCTTCTCCCTATCGTCAGGATGACACTCGTCCCGACATCACGGGCATGGTGATCTCTGGCAGCAGCACACTGCCTGCTTACGTGTACCGCACCGCCATTTCGGTTGCCTCTGGTTGGGGTGACGGTCGTGTTGCCTCTGGTGTGTATGCCGCTACCGGTAACGTCATTTCGTTCGGTCGTAGCAACGGTGGTGCACCTGTCGCCGCTTCTGGCGTTGGTGAAGGCGTGATTCAAGCCAACCTGACTTCCAGTGTTTCCGGCCTCCAAGCTGGCGAAATCTACTTCGCTGGCGGCACTGCCGGTTATGGCACCAACGCCTTCCTGACCGCTAGTGGCGCCGCTGGTGTCTCTGGTTCCGTGGTCAACTACCCGGTTACTGCCTCGACCACGTTGCGTGTGTTTGCTAAGGAAACTGCAAACTCCACCACAACTTCCGGTGGTTTCTACATCTCCAGCGGTGACGCCGCCGCCGGTCGTGTTGGTTACCTGGTTGTGGAAACCTGCTACGTCCAGCCTGACATTGCCCCTGGCTACGAAGACATCGAAGCTTACCTGCTTGGCCGCACTGTTAGCTGAATAAGCTAAACTAGGACCAGAATTAACATCTGGTCCTTATGCTTTACCAGCACAAAAAAACTGGCGCTCGCGTCAAAGTTGTTAGTGAGTTTGATAATGGCGATTGGTTCATGGTCGAAGATCAGGACGGTCGCCTTTACACCGCTTACAACTCTGAACTTATCCCAGATGAAGAGGCTACCAAAAAGGTAAAAACTCTTCAAGTCAAAGATAAAGCAGCCAAAGAGGACCCACGGGATTTTCCCCCTGATCACCGTTTAAATGTCAATTCCGCTACCGCACAAATGCTTGCGGATCACATTAAGGGAATTGGTCTTAAAACAGCACGTGAGATTAAAGACCTTCAGATGTCTCTGTCGGGTGAAAGATTCAATAATCTTGAACAGCTGAAGCAAATCAAGCGTGTTGATTGGAATGCGGTCCTGGCGGCCGATTTGATTAGGGTTTAATTTAAATGCATAACTCAAACAAGAGGGGTTTCAACCCCTCTTTTTCATTAGTTCATTAAATTTTTGCTCATTTCTTGTCTTTATGTGATGACAAGTTCCACAAAGAACTTGGCATTTTTGAATTTCTTTCTCCAGTCTTTTTTTGCTTAACGTGCCGCCCCTGCCGATGTTAAATTTTTTATCATAAAGATGATCAAAGTCAAGGCCTTCTGGGTGATCTTTGTATCCGCAGCAGGCGCAACCTTGGCTCACCTTTAACTCGTTCATCCAATTTCTGTTTTCTATGGAAATGCGTTGGCTTCTTTTTTTGTCATACGCTTTCTTGTGGTTTATTTGCTCAGGGCTTGTCCATACTTCCAGGAAAGTGCCGTCTTGTTTTATTTTTTTAAAATTGTAACCAGTGAACATAAAGCCGTCTTCTCGGCGATCCCCGTGCTTAAAGGCCTGCCCCGTATCCGGATTAATCCTTTTCATTCCAAAGCAGCAAAATAAAACTATAGCACCTGAAACGTTTTATTGGCGTACTTGCTGCTGATTTAATTCGCGTATAACTATCTCCACCAAGCCCCTGGGAAACCAGGGGTTTTTTAATCTTACAATGAAGAATAAAACGAAATAATGGCCGAACGTTCTATTCTTGATGTCGTAGCTGGGATTAAAAAATACGCCCCAGGGAAGGGTTTAAATTTTGGAGAGCATCCTGCACTTGGCGGCGTAGGTCCTGGTCATTCACCAACAGGGTATCACTACACTGGCGAAGCAGTTGATGTCCGCGATTGGCGTCCAGACATGGCCCCTGCTTATGTGGGAGGTAAGCCTATTCCTTGGAAACAACGGACAGGCGAGTTGTCGTGGCGTGCAAAACAGCTTGGCCTTTTCAATGAAGCCTTGGGACCTGGTGATAAAGGACATGATACACACGTGCATTTAGCACTGAAAGGAAAAAAGTTTATTACTGATCAGCAGCTAGAGTGGCTTGCGACCGGACGTTACAAAAACCCAGAAGGTAAATTAACAGATGTGATGCCTGGTGCTACGCAACAACCGCAAGTAGCAGCGGCACAGCCACAGGTGGGTACAGATTCTCGAGCTGACGACATCATTAAAGCATTCATGTACGGCGCTCAGTTGCAGGGCAGAGAACCAGAAAAACCCAAGAAAACAATACAAGACACACTTAAAGAACAGTTGGTTGGAGGTTTAATTTCACAAGCACTCAACCCCATGGGATTCCTGGATTCCTACAGAACAAGTGATCCGTTACTTATGGGTCAATCCAGCGCCACATTAGATTACCTCAATGGCCTGTTTGGTTGATTACTTGCTTTTATAATTGAAAGACAACGACACGTAGAAGTGCAGTTAAGCGACTACGACAAAAGTAGAGTTCGTTACCACCTCGGTTACTTTACTGTTTCTGTTCCGGCTGGCGATTACGCCCGCCTGGAAGAAGCAATGAATACCGTGCCGGATTCGTACTTCTACGACAAGCTCGCTATTCAGTTGGGTCGTTGTGACACAGCTGAAAAGAAAACTGAAGTTGCTACTTCTCCTTCCACGCGTCTCGAAAGCATTGCTGGTGACGTTGATCGTACCATTAGATCCAGCAATGCCAAAGAAGCCTTAAAGGTTTGGGATGAGATTTATCTCTACGAAACAAACCGTTTAGCCGGCATCCTTTACGTTCCAAACTACAAGGATCCGTTCCAGGCCAGATACCGTTACGAACGCTCTGGCGCTGAATTCATCCAGGCATTACCTGGACCTGCCGACACCGCAGTTGGTTCCCGTATTTATTTACATGAGGTTTGGAGGTAATTATGGCCTGGTTTGATTTTATGAACCAAGCTAATACACGCGGGCGAGATGCTGGCAGTATTGCACGGCAACGCCTAAATGCACGCGCAGGAATACCTGCTCCAGGGTTGCCAGCAATTTCCACGTCTCTTGCTCGCGTGGCAGGATTCAATACGGCCGCATTGAGCCCACTGCTTGATAGTGCACATTGGGCTAAAGAACAAATGCGAAAAGCACGTTTAATTCCTGATATTTCTTCAATACAATACCGACCAGTAAAGTATCCCGAACGTAACCGTCCGGATTACTCCGGCGCTGGCGAACGAGCGCGGCGTTTTGAAGAATACAAAACAGGACGAGATATTCCCGGCGCTAATACAAATTATTCCAGTCGATTAAATAATGGAAGTTCCACTGGTTCCCCTGCAGCAGAACTTGCTTACCAGCAGGAAGTTTCGCGTGTTGCCCAGCTGACCGCACAAGACCCTGAGCTTCAACGTTACGAAGAAGCTCGCCAAAAGGCAAAACTTGCAGGCCCTGGTTCTGCTGCCGAACAATCTGCAGAAGATCTTGGGATGCAGATGTGGCGCAACAAGTATCGAAGTACTCCCATGGGTCGCACGGGGGGCGCTGTAGGCGCTTTCAACCGCTTAATGCAAAGTACATTTGGCTATCAGGCAGGCATGTCTCCTAATCAAATTACACAGACGATTACCAATCCTTCCACAGTCCCGGTTGCCCCTGGGGCGGCCCCGTTCCAAATGGGTGACCTTGGCACTCGCGCAACGGGAGATACCGGTTATGATCCGGCTGCCTACGGTTTAACCCCAGACAAAATTAAGGAGATGAAGGAAAAACTTCTTCTTCAGGCTGGTAAGTAATACCCTGGCATTGCAAAGCATGTAAGCCCAGCCGACTGGACACGAATCTTTTGATTCACGGGGGCCAGTGTAGTTGCTTTAAACCCATGATTCTCTGCCCAAAATTTGTTAAACGAACCCTGACCTACCTGGCATCAACACTGGTTCTTCAAACAGTATTTATCCCTGGTCTCAGAGCAAGTTCAAATTGGGTAGGAGCCGAAAGCTAATAGTATGTCATCCACACGCGAACTAATTGATCAATGGATGCGGTCTAATCCTCAGCAGTTTGCTGGCTTAAAAAATGCCATCAAACGAGCAGAGGGTTCAGATTATAACGTCATGTTCGGCGGTGGGCGTTTTAATGACTACAGTAAACATCCGGATAAAGTCATTCGTTCAGGTGGATATTCAAGTGCGGCTGCAGGAATTGGACAATTCATGCCAAAAACTTGGGCAGGCGCACAAAAAGCCTTGGGGCTGAGTGACTTTTCTCCCCAAAACCAGGATCGCGCCCTTGCTTATTTGGCAAGGGAGCGTCTGATGCCTGTTGGCGGCTTAGCCGCCCTTTCAAAACAAGGCATGAGTCCGCAAGTTCAAGCAAGGTTGGCACCAGAGTGGGCGTCTTTTCCCACGATGGGAGGCGCTAGTTACTACGGGCAGCCGGTCAAAAAACAAACAGACATTCAGAAGTTTTATGAAGAAGGAATGAAACAAGTTCCTTCTACTCCTTCGCTTGCCCCGGCGACCACCGGAGCAAGTAATAAGTTGTCTGTTGAAAGCATCTTAGGGGCTGCATTTTTTGGAATGCAAAAACCAGTATTAGAACAGAGGAAAGCTACTGCCAATCAATTAGTAGCAGAAGTACTTGGTTCGATGCTTCCTAATTTGCTTAATCCTTTTGGCTTCCTCGGGTAATCACAATGTCTCGTTTTTACAAATACTCTGACTATGATTACCTTCCAAGCGAAGCCTTGAAAGTTGGGATTGGCGATAGTTTCCTTTCAGAACCACAAGCCGAAACAGATTACCTAGCCGCTCGGAAATTTAAATTTCAACCAGCGGAAGACGGTAATCTGTTCGGTCGCTTC